CATGCGGTCAACGGACAAGCCACAAAGATGGTCCAGGCACTAGGCAAGTCGCCGTCGAGATACATCTGGGCCGAAGGCGAAACAGCCCTGCCAATGATTCAGACCTATGTGCTTTACGGAGTCGAGGACTACATGGCCCGAGTCAACAGGAACCTAGAAGTAGTGAGCAGGTAGAGCTATGTCAATTAACATCAACATCCTCAGCAACTTCAACGGAGCAGGCTTTGACAAGTTGGAGCGCGAGCTCAAAAGGCTAAATACCCCGATCGAAAAGCTTGGTGCAGTAAGTAGAAGCTTGGCCCCAGCCGCGGTGATTGGACTTAGCGCACTAACAGCCATGGGTGCTGGAGCAATTAGAGCCGCAGAGGATGCCGGAGTCGCAGACCGCAGGCTTGAGAATGTGGCGCAATCCATGGGACTCTTCGGATCACAAACCGGAGCAGTGACCGACAGGCTCAAAGCCTTCGCCGATCAGACCATGAAGGCAACGGCAATCGATGACGAGCTCATCAAGTCCACTCAAGCCAAACTCCTGACCTTCAAGAACCTCGCGAAAACAGCCGACGAGACTGGTGGAGCTATGGACCGGGCAACCTTGGCGGCGATTGACCTAGCAGCCGCAGGATTCGGATCAGCAGAGACAAACGCCACCCAGCTAGGAAAGGCACTGCAGGACCCAGTCAAGGGCATCACAGCCCTAGCCCGGGCCGGAGTAACCTTCACCGCGCAGGAAAAAGAAAAGATTAAAACCCTAGTCAGCTCAGGCAAAATGCTGGAAGCCCAGGACTTGATCCTTTCAGCCATTGAAACCCAAGTTGGTGGAACAGCCGAAGCAACCGCAACCGGCAGTGCAAGAATGAATGTAGCCTTCGGTGAGTTGTCAGAATCGATAGGCAAAAGCCTCCTGCCACTTTTTGAGCAACTCGTGCCACTAGTGACTAGCTTCTTTGAATGGCTCGGAGCAAACAGTGGTGTGGTTTCAGTGCTTGCTGGGATTATGGCGGCCTTGGCAGTGGCCATACTTGCCGTGAACTTTGCGCTGAATGCTAACCCAATTATTAAAATTATCACCTTGATAGCGGCCTTAGCTGCAGCAGTGGCAGTACTTATCAACTGGCTCGTTGGACTTTACGGTGGATGGGATAAATTATTCAAGGACCTCGGAGTGTGGCTCACCGGTTTCTCAACATTCTTTCAGGAAGTCTGGACCAACATTGGAACCTTCTTCAAGAATGTGGTGAACGGTTACATATCAATCTGGGAAGGCTTCATCAACTTTGTAATCAGTGGAGTCAACGGACTCATAAAAGCACTGAATAAAATTCAACTGAGCATCCCAGCCACACCTTTCAGCGCGGCATTCTCAATAGGCGTGAATCTGCCTCTACTTAAAAACATCAAACTCCCAAGGCTTGCTGAAGGTGGAATAGTAATGCCTCAACCTGGAGGAGTCATTGCTCAACTTGCCGAAGCAGGACAAGCCGAAGCAGTCATACCACTGGACAGATTAGGCGAATTCACCGGAGGCTCAAAAACCGTATACAACATCAATGTGAACGGTGGCGTGGGTTCAGGCGCAACAATCGGTAAAGCAATCGTCGATGCAATCAAGTCATACGAAAGAACCTCCGGAGCCGTCTGGCAGGGTGCGTAGTGCCAGCACCAATCGTAAAAGTCGAGCTCGGACTAAACCTTGGAAGCCGCGACCCCAACGCATTCATACTCAACAACGACCCAAGGGGAAAGCTAGACAGCGTCACCTACACACTTGGTGGCGACCGTTTCTTTGACATCACAGACAGACTGGTATCTGTTGAAACCAGCAGAGGTAAAAACAACTCACTAGATCGCATCGACTCTGGAGTTGCCTTAATTACAGTGGACAACTTTGATAGAAGGTTCGATCCGTTATACGCAGCCGGTCCGTATTTTGGAGAGCTGGTCCCAAGGCGAGCTATCAGAATAACCAGTAATAACCAGCCAGTGTTTGTTGGAGCCATTGACGACTTTGATATTCAGTACGCCCCTGGCAATCAATCCAAGGTTGGCATTCAATCATCAGATGCCTTCTCAGTTTTGACCAATGCAGGCTTGGCAGAATTTACACCTAGCACCGAACTGTCAGGTGCAAGAGTCAACGCAGTGCTTGATCGAGCAGAAGTGGCATGGCCAGCCGAGGAACGACTCATAGACACTGGGGATTCAACACTTCAAGGCGTGACAGTACGAGAAGGCACAGCTGCACTGGCCTACCTGCAATTAGTAAATAACTCTGAATTTGGCAACCTCTTTATTGCTAAGGATGGAAAGGTAGTCTTCCAAGAGCGCAACGCCGTGCCTAATATTCCAAACATTGTGTTTAGCGATGAGGTAGTGGCCGGAGAGTATCTCGGCATTCAATTCTCAAGTGTAAATAATGTTTATGGATCAGAGAACCTCTACAACAGAGTGGTGATATCAAACGCATCCACGCCTGCGCTTCAGGCCATAGCAGAGGACACAAACTCACAGCTTAACTATGGTGTGAGAAGATACGAAGCCACCGGTCTCCTTATTGAAACACAAGAGCAACTGCAAAATCTGGCAGACTTCCTACTCGCCCGATTCAAAGAACCCCAGTATCGGTTCGATCGTGTAAGTGTGATATTGGACACAATCAGCACATCAAATCAAGATGCAGTCTTAGACCTTGAAATCGGTGACATCGTGCTGATTAGGTTCGAGCCTTCCGACATTCCCCCGGCGATAGAACAGTACTGTCGAATTATTGGAATCAACCACACCTGGGAGCAGTCGGTAAAAACTGTCAACTTTGCTCTTGAGACCCTAGACTTTGGAATATTTATCTTGGACAACGCTGTCCTGGGAACCCTAGATGACGACCGCCTAAGCTACTGATAAACTAAACCGAGAACAAAGGAACCCAGAATGCCAAGAAAGACTTTCACCGCCGGCGAAGTTTTAGCTGCTGCCGATGTCAATTTATACCTCAGCAACGAGGTAAACCTTGCCTCCAGCACAGCCACAAGCTACACAGTGCTGCCAGCCGATCGCTATGAGACTCTAGTATTTACGGCAGCCTCAGCAGTCACAGTAACCATCGGAACTGCCACAGCTTTTCAGCCTGGCGAGCGAATTGACATCTTGCAGGATGGTGCTGGGGTAGTAAGAATCCAGCGTGACGGAACAGCCACTACTTTGGCAGGTCGAGGTGTTGCAGGATCTGCTTACACAATCGGTCAGCGTTATGACGCTGTTTCTGTTGTGTGCGTTGGCACTAACTCTTACCGCATTATTGGTAACGCAACGGCGGTCTAAATGACCCTCTCAGCGTTAGGTATTTTTTCAGCGGCAGGTGTTAGCTTAGGCGGAGATTACGAACTTATCTCAACCGCTTTTGGTACTGGCTCATCAGGGGTAATCAGCTTTACCTCAATTCCACAAACTTACAAACACTTACAGATTAGGTATACGGGCAGAAGCACAGGGACAGGACAAAATGTCAATCTAGTAGCAAACGGAGTTACAACAGCCTCGTATGCTAGACACTTTTTACAAGGTGCCTCTGCTGCTGAAGCTGCTGGTAATGGTATAAACCAAACTTCAGTTCTATTTACTCGACTTATGGCTTCTAGCGTTGGAATCGCTGGTGGAATACTAAACATCTTGGACTACTCAAGCACAACAAAAAATACTACTTTTAGAACTCAATATGGAGAAGCTACAGAGGCATCAGGCGATGCGATAATTGTTTTTCACTCTGCAGCTTTTTTCAATACAGCTGCTATTAGTAGTTTGACTTTTACTCTAGCTTCTGACAGTTTTGCTACCAACGCTCGCTTCTCTTTATACGGAATCAAAGGTTAGTAAATGCCAACACCTACTTATACACCACTCGCAAATCTTACACTTGGCGCAACATCATCCTCAATTACTTTTAGCTCTATTCCTGCAACTTATCAGGATTTAGAAATTGTCTTGCAGGGCTCGAGTACAGATAATACAGATGCGCTTCTGCGACTAAATGGAGATACCGGCACGACTTATCGCTATCAAAGATTCGGTGGTAATGGTACTGCTTACAGTTCTGTTGCAGGCAGCAGTCAAACATCTGCGAGAATGACAGATTTGTCTGCGTTTAGCTCAACAACTACAGGGCAACTAAATATTAGTATCTTAGATTACTCAGCAACAGATAAAGTCAAAACAATTATTAGCAAGGGCGATAACGCAGGAGTTGCCACAGAAGGTTTTATAAATCGTTGGACAGGTACGGCGGCAGTAACTTCTGTTACGATTCTTGTTTCTACTGCTACAACATTTACAGTTGGAACAACAGCAACTTTATATGGGATTGTGGATTAACTATGACAATGAAACTAATACAAACAACAACTGTTGGAACTGCTACAACAGCTATTGAGTTCACCTCTATACCACAAGACGGAACAGACCTGATGCTTTTTCTTAGTGGTAGAGCCGCTGCAACGGGTGATAATTTAGACGCTATTATCCGATTTAATGATGTTACAACGGGGTACAACTGCAAGATTTTACAGGGAGCAGGAACCTCAATTTCTAGTCAAAGTACTTCTAATGGCAGAATTGCTACATTACCAGCAGCAAGTGCCACAGCAAATACCTTTAGCTCAACTCGCATTGACATTCCAAATTATACGAGCAGTAGAAACAAAAGCTACTCAGCGGACAATGCGACAGAAAGAAATACAACCAGCCTAGCTTATTTGGAAATAACTGCTGGCTTATGGTCAAACACTTCTGCCATTACAAAAATCTCTTTCTTAATTCCAACTTCTGTGAATTTTGAAGTTGGTTCAATCATTTCACTTTACAAAATAACAAAAGGCTCTGACGGAATCGTAACCACCTCTCCATAACAAGAAAGAAAAAAAATGACAGACACCAAACTCGTAGTAAATTGCTCAACAGGAGAGCAGACAATCGTTCCCCTAACAGCCGAGGAACTAGCACAGCGAGAAACAGACCGCCTAGCTTATGAAGCTCAGGAAGCGGATCGCCTAGCTGCCGAGGCTGAACAAGAATCACTTAAGGCCTCAGCTAATGCCAAGCTCGCTGCACTAGGTCTTACAGCTGATGAAATTGCTGCGCTTACCGCATAATGGCTGAGGAAACAACTGGGGTGCGCATTACCCAGAATGCAATTTATCAAAAGCAACTCGAGCATGGGGAAACCCTGATCAAGATTCTCCAAAAGCTGGACCACTTGGACGATGTGCCAGACCGGCTCAGAGAAGTAGAGCTAACCTTGGCTCGGCTTGCCTGGATTGAAAAGATTGCCTACACAGGACTGGGAGCAGGATTCACCGGCCTCATTTCAGCGGTCATAAGCCTAGTGGTAAACTAGTCTCATGCGCCTACCATTTGACAAGCCAGTGCCCAAAATTAGCTCTGGATATGGGTTTAGATTTCATCCAATAGAGAAAATCAAAAAACACCATAACGGGGTCGACTTTGCCTCAGCAATCGGCACACCAGTCAAAGCCATAGCAGACGGCCGGGTCATCTTCGCCGGACCAAGCAGCCTCAAGTTCAAGGACGGAGAGCCAGCCGGGGGAGGCTACCTGATCAAGATACGCCACAAGATAGAAGGCAAGTTCATCACCTCCGCATATATGCACCTGCGTAAGGGAAGCATCAAAGTCAAGCGCGGCGAGCTGGTCATTGAAGGGGAAACCATTGCCCAGTCCGGCAACACTGGAGCAAGCACCGGACCTCACCTACACTTTGAGATTCAGCGCGGCAAGACTTACATCTGGACCTCCAATGGGACCAGATACGAGGAACCAATCAGCTACATCAAAACTCACAGAGAGGCCAAGTAATGAAACCCGAGACCCTAGAGCAACTAAAGAAAGCCATCTGGTCATATCTCCGAGCCGCACTAGCAGCCGTTGGTGCGCTGGTGCTGGCAGGCATTGAGGACCCAGGGACCATCACAGTATCGGCCCTAATCGCTGGAGCCCTTGGACCCTTGGTCAGAGCACTGGACCCGAACGACGATGCCTACGGAATTGGAGCATCAATCGGCAAAGCTTACGAGACCGCGAAAGCAGACGAGCCCCTATACGAGGACGAAAGCTTTGAGGACGAAATCGTCACTGATCCGAACGACCAGCCGTAGGGTTTCTCTCAGCATCAGTAGTACCGCCCCAGATACCCTTCATCTTGGCCTGAACGGCATACTCCAAACACATCTCCCGAATCGGGCACTTTGAGCAAATAGCCTTGGCAATCTGGGCAACCTCGTCCCGGGTTTGACGATCGGAGTAATGCATCCGCTCCTCCCGAAACCCCTCTGGCCGGCCGAGCAGGAAATCGTCAGGAAAGAAAAAATCAGGCAAGTCGGCGCATTCAACGAAGCCGACCTTCTGAATAGAGTGCTGGAGCTCAATATAAAGCCGCTCAGTATTGACCAATGTCGTACCCTTTCCATAGGATGAAGCTAGATAGAAACTAGCAGAAAAAAGGGACCGAACTCAAATCGAGTCCGGCCCCAGTCACCAGAAAGGGAATAGCTAATGACAGTCAAAAGCCTACCACCAGAAACCACCGAGCTATTACAGGCCAGGTTGCTCGGCAACTTTGAGAACGGCAGTCCGGAGTGGCATGAGCTCCGCAACGAACCCGGAGTCATTGGTGGATCGGACATCGCCGCAGTCGCCGGCCTTTCACCTTACGAGTCACCATTTACCAAGTGGGCAAAGAAAACCAAACAGATACCCGACGAGATAAAGCCCAACATCTCAATGCGGCTAGGAACCAAACTAGAAAGCCCGATCCTCGAGATATTCGCAGAGGACCACCCGGAGCTAGAGGTCTTCACTACCGGCACATGGGCAAACACGCAGGACGAGTGGGCCCGGGCAAACCCAGACGGACTGTACCGGACCGCAGACGGCGAATGGGGAATCGTTGAAATCAAATTCAGCCGGGAGTATTGGTACCAAGTGCCGGAGCATTACCGAGCACAAGTGCTCTGGTACATGAAAGTATTTGGAATCAAGCAAGCCAAGCTTGCCGCCCTCGCAGGTTCCACCTACCAAGAGTACGACATCGAATGGGACGACTTTGAGTCACAAACCCTATACGATTCAGCCCTCCGATTTAGAGCTCACGTGGAAAGCATGGAGCAACCGAAGTGGGACGGTTCCGCAAACACGCTCGAGACAGTCCGAGCGATGAACCCAAACATTGAGGACGGAGAAGTCGACCTCGACGAACTCGGGGTGCATTACTTCAACAAGCTCGGCGAATACGAAACCACCGAGAAAGAGCTGACCGAGCTGAAGAGCCGAGTCGTGCAAGCGATGGAGGGAAAGAAAAGAGGACTCGTCTACGGCGACCACATGATTAGCATGAGAGCCCGAGGAGCAGGGATGCCTTACATTCACCATGAGAAAGGAAAGAAATGAACAAAGCACCGATTGACATGACACCGGAGGAATTCCAGCAACACCTCACAGAGCTGGACCACTGGCAGGAAAAGAACAAAGAATACAACCAATCACAAACAGAAAGCGACGAGGAATAACCATGGCACAATTCAACCTGAACGACTACGAAACAGTCGAGGAACGCATCAAGCGATTCTACGGAGACCACGCAGACGGCAGAATCATCACCGACAACCTGACCACACCCGAGGACCGACAGAACAAAATGTGGGTGACCCGATCGACGATTTACCTCACAGCCAAGGACCAGGAAAAGGGACTAGCAAAAGCAACCGGCCTAGCCTTTGAGGTCGACAGCACTAAGGGACCACAAGCTACCAGCGGCCTCGAGGTCTGCGAAACCAGCTCGATCGGTAGAGCCCTAGCCAACGCCAACTACTCCGGCAACAAGCGAGCAAGCCGCGAGGAGATGGAGAAGGTCGCCCGAGGACCCCAGACCCAGCTTCAGAAAAACTGGCTGGGACTAGCCAAGGACCTAGGCTCCGACCTTGAAGGACTTAGACTCTTATACAGCGAGGCCAAAACAGCCAAGGCCTCCCCGGAGATTCTAGACAAGATAAAGGAACTGGCAACAAGTGGATCCGCAGGCAATGCGAATATTGATAGCGTCAATGATTGAGCTTCAGGAAACAATCGACGAACAATACCAGCGCAGACAACTGACAACCACCCAAAGATTGTGGGAACTTCAAAGAGAAAGGAACGAGAGACTTGTCACAGGAAATTATCACACCCGGCCAGATAGTAAATGAACTCCAGCGCATCACCCAGGCGATGGATAAAGGAGCAAGCGCACTCTACGATGCGGAATGCAGGCTCGCAGATGCAGATGCCGCATACGACAAAGCAGTCAGCCTAGCCTTCATCAACAACGATGGAACCGTAGCAGACCGGCAAGCAGTAGCCAAACTCCAATCAGTGGACGCAAAGCTAAAAGCAGACCTCGCCCGAGCAGAATTCAACCGAGTAAAAACAAAGATGAAAACCCTCTCGGACCAAGCAACAATGCTGGCAGTCATGAGTCGAAATGTTGAAACAATGTGGAAACACGCATAAGAGGAACCAATGATTCAAGAGCGGTGCTCGTGTGGCTCGTCATTCAAAACCGACGAGGAAACAGCACACAAGCTCGTCCGCGAATGGCGACGAGTGCACGCTTGCCATACCGAGACTGCTCCAGAATTTAGGGACATAGAAACAGCTTCAACGATTGGCTTCTCTGCGGATTACAAAGGA